AAACTAAAAATCCAGACGACCTTACAGATGAAGAGATTGAATCAGTAAAAGAACTCATCGCTATGCCGTGATGGGAAGTATTAAAGAAATGTATGAAGATTAGAAAAGAGAAACAAGAGGAGAATATCCTAGTATTAGCAAGGGACAACTGTTTCAATGCTAAAACTGAATGATATTCATTCTATGAAGTATTAGGTGCTTTAATACAAGGAATGGGAGAAATGGAAAGACTAGCAAATGTTCTAACTACTGACCCAGAAGATGTAAAGAAAGCACAAGAAACTCTCCAGAAAGCTGAGGCAATCGCTAGAGGGGAGAAAGTTGAATGAGTAGAATAAACTCTCAAATATTCTATGTCCGAAGTTGCAAGACATTAAACTAATCAATCATAGTCAAGTTGTAAGGACTTTAAATCAATTCGGACTTGTAGAATGGTCTGACTTTACATTCTATTTATTATCAGAGATGACTGATATGGAAGAACTAGATAACACTGAATGAGAGCAGAAGAAATCATGATATGCTGCTATGAGAGAGAAGCATAATCAAGAAATGGCTGCCCTACAGGCTAAACTAGATGCAGAAATAGCTGGAAGAGCTGCAGACAAGAAACTTTATTTCAGCAATACAATGAAGAGTAAAGGATACGAATGAGACTTTGATTCATTCGCAGACAAATACAGTTCATTAAGTATAGATGATTTAAGTGCTTTGTATGAGTGACAACACTGAAAAGCTGTAGTAACTCAAAGTGTAGCACCTACAGAAACTACAACTAGTGAATGACCTAAAAGTGTTATCGCATGAGCCAATCCAACAACTGAGGTTGGAGGTAAGAAGCTAGGCGATATGAACACAGAAGAATTATTGAACTATGCTAAAACACAATCTCGGTATAAGAATTAAGATGTTGGATGGGCTGACTTTTAGCTCTATTTAACATTTATTTACAATGCCTTTTGACAGATTTAACGTAGCAACTGACCAAGCTGCTAACATTATGAAAACAGGAAATATCAATGACGCAACAAACGTAAACGATTTCCTAACTTACTTACTTAAAAAATCTTTCCTTGAAAATGGAGAACCTAGTACAGTTTTCATGAGATTTGGTACTAAAGCATCTCATCAAGGATACAAATCAATTACTTGGCCTAGATTAGGAGTAATGAAAACTACTCTTGCACAAGCTGCTTTGACTGAAGGAGTTACTCCAGATGGACACACTAATGTAGTTAAAACTGTAACTGCAGTACCTGTTCAATTAGGAGACTACTCAATCATTTCAGATGTACTAGATGTAGAAACTTTGTTACCTATCATCGCTGCACAAGGAAGAGAATTAGCTAACAACGCTGGAAGACTTATCGATGAATTCATCCAAGATACTTTGGCTAACAGTTCAATCGGAGTTATCTACGCTGGTACTGCTACATCAAGAGCTACTTTAGCAGCCTGAGATGTAATGGACTTAGACTTAGTTCTTAAAGCATGTACTTTCCTTGCTTCACAAGGACAGACTGGAGAAAGATTTAAGATTATTATGCACCCTAATGTATTCTTAGATTATGCTAAATCATCTTCTACTAATACTTGGTTGAATAAACTAATCTACGAAGATTTCAAAGGAATTAAAGATGGTTTCGTAACTGCTGGAGTTAATTACGACATCTATATCTCTGCTAATGTAAAACCATTCGTAGTAGATGCTGATACTGACTTCAATGTATATCCAACTTATGCTTTCAGAGATGGTGCATACGGAGTTTGAACACTTCAAAATCTTCAAACTTTCTACAAACCATTCTGAGCTGCTGGAACTGAAGACCCATTAAATCAGAGAGCTACAGTAGGATGGAAATGTATGTACGGTGCTGCTGTATTGAACGACTTATTCATCGTAAGAATCGAAAGTAGAGCTGGTACTGACTACGCATGGCAAGAGAACTTAGCTTAGTTAGTTTGCTTATATACAGATGGTGACAAATTGTCGCCGTCTGGAATAATCAGACTGATATTTATCTCTTAAATAAGTAAGTATGGGAACAATAGCAGAAATGTACGACAACCGATGCACAGAAGAACTAAGATGAGATACGCAAGTAAACAAGAAAGTACGATTAGCATGGTTTAATAAGTGAATGTTAGTATTCCAGAAGATGATACTGGAATATGTTTCATGAAAACAATCAACTAGTGTCACTTTTGCAGACATAAGAAAGGGAGTAGATGAATATCCACTTCCTTCTTTTGATGCTGACGACCATATAGAAGACTTCTATTCAATAGTACAGCTAAGAGTAGCTTATGCTACATGAAAATGATGACTACCATTGTATAGAATATGTAAACCTATGGAGTTCTGAGATTATAACATCAGACCATTAAAGAACTATCCAGAAACATGAGATGTTAAACTACAAGGTGGTAGACAATATGGTTGACCTATGATATGGGGAAGAATATCAAGGAGAAATCCTAGATATATATTTGTGCCTAAATATGAAGACTGAGTGTATAAGAGCTATATTAAGATATTCCCAACACCTACTGTAGATGTAGATAGATGACTTACACTAGCTTATAATTTTGTACAACAGCCAGTTAAGTATGATGAGGCTTTCCCTAATAGCTGAACTTCAATGGATATTGCCAAACTAAACTTACCACGATATTTCCTAGATGCTGTAGATGATTATATAACATTCAGACTATATCAAGCAGAGAATCCAGAGATGGCACAATGGTACTATCAACAATTTGAGAATACACTACATGATAATATTTACTGACTAAACAAGGATAAGAGACCAATAGATGAATGATTTGCAGATTTAAGATACTTTTATCATTACTAGAAACAGATAATGGCAGTAGGAGAAAAGAGAATAACAAATCAGATTTCACAAGTTAGTTGGGTAGACTGAACAGCAATGGATGTCTATTACTGAATGGACCACAGTTTCCAATATAGTAGTAACATAAACTGTGATGATGAACTACACTGACTTAAACTATCTACTAAGGCAGAGTTTACAGATAACTTTAAACATTGTCAGCTTACTAGTTTATGAGAGAATGGAGTAGCTGCACTAGATGTAACATGATTAGCACCTGTAAAATACTTCGACCATACAACATTTACTAGTTGATGAGAATGAGGTAGCTGAAACCCACGTGTAGATAGTAACTATCAAGTAACGCCATGAGTAGTGTTCCAAGATTATTTTTGGTATTGTATAACTAATTGAGATAAGGTGGCGTTTAAGGCTACGAATGTGGCAGATATACATTCATGATGGGTGACAACTCCATACGACCATCGAGAAGCAACAGATGAAAGTATAGAAGACCCTACACAGCTTAACTGAAATATGAATTGATATGTGACGGCTATATTAAACTACAACAACACTAGACTAGTAGTAGCTTGTTGACAGGATATATGGGTATACTATCCAGAACTAGATAAAGCTAATCCACATCATCCAGAATATGTACCATGAGCTATACCATTAGCAGATGTATGAAAGATGTGATGGAAGAAAGTGTTAACTTATGAGGCGTGAGTGACAGTAGTCTGACTTACTTGTTCATTTGAATATCTAAAGGTACGAGCAGTAGATGAATGATGGAATACTAAAGTTTACTACTATCAAGGTAATAACAACCTTAGAAATACATTTGTATATAATTTAGTAGATTTAACAGGAGTTAGAGTACTCAGAGTTTATAATATTAATGGTATAGATTATTATGTATCTAGTATAGACTGAACTGACTGATTTGTAAATCTATATAAATTAGTCTGAACTACACCAGTGCAGTTATTCAAAACTAGAGCATGATTAGACCCTATGGATGTGAATACGAAAGCACCATACTTTGTATGACCTGTATGACTTAATGCAGCATACTCATGATGAAAATTCTATATAGCAGACGCTTATGGTTTATTCCAATTCACATATAACCCACAATGATTTGATAAAGGTTATATGAAGTGGGGACTATATAATAATAAGCAAGTATACTGAGTATGTGAAAATCAATGATTCTTATATGTATCAACAGAAGACTGATGTTATATTATGAGAGTAATAGATACATGAAAACCACCTATCTCTAGTTCAGATGACTGATACCAACCACAATGAGTATTAATCAGTAGAGAGTTTGAGTGAAAGGAATGATGAACATTCACTAAAATGTTGGATGAAATCAGACTTAACTATGAGCTTAACCCATTAACTAATGAGAACTGAGAGATAGATATATACGTTAGTCCTAATAACTTATGGAGAAACACTCAGCATTTTACTGAAGCTAGTTATTGGTATCACGTAATGCACATAGAACAAGAGAACTGAAAAACTAGGACAGAGAAATCTAACCTATTCAATGACTTATGAGCATGAAAAGAGTCTTCATTCAAGTTTGATTGGCAGACTATCACTTATGCAATAGTTATAACTAGATGAGAAGAAACACACGCAACACCAATAGTAAGACAGATAGACCTAAGATACCATACAAAAGACAAGACTAATAATGTTTATGATATAAATTAGCAATGGAACGAACTTTATTTGACTGACAGCATGATTATAGGGCTACTCCTAGTGAGTACCCTATAGGAGATAATAACAGACCTGCTACTTATGACCAGTTCATAACTCTAAGGGATACGTTAATATTTTCTAATAAATACTATGCTGATAAAGCAGGAAGAAGTCTGATAATCTGAACTAAGTTAGACTGAACACCTACAGATACAATAGAGATACGAGAGCCTAATCTATCAAGGATTAGTTTCCAACCATGATATGAGGCACACCCAACTGATGAGAATTATCTTAAAGATGAAACTAAGTGAGCTTATGTAACTAGTGGTAATACTCATACAGCTAACCCACTTTCATGTACTATCAATAAGGATGGTAGATACAGGCTTATGCACAAGCAACAGTTTGTAAATATAGATAGTAGCATAACAAGGATACACGCATATATCTTACAGCATTATGAAGAGAACTGAACGTGGAAAACAAGGGAGAGAGCAGTATTTGATTGGGAGACAAGATGAGCATTAGCAGGGACAACCAATGATACAGAGCCAGATTGAACTTGTAGTGTGCCATTATCATTATGACTGTTGTTTAATAGGATGACATCAATGTGATATGTAGAGTGTGATTTGAACAAATGAGATTGGCTAGAGTTAAAGATGGAAGACCAGAATGGTAATCATATCAATTCAGCCACATGAAGATTATGACAAGACGCTAATTGGCGATGTGTAGAATATATAGATTTAGCTTATAATAAATAATAACTATGGCAAAGAAATGAGTAGTTAAAGAAATCACTTATCCAGATATGAATAGTGGTTTAGAGGAACAAGCACCA